CGCGCTCAAGAAGCTGCTGCGTTTGAGTTTGAGGCTTCACGCGCTGCTGCTGAGCAGTACGGTCGTTCAGCTCAAGGCATCATGCTCCCTGCGGAAGTAATGAAGAACTGGAAGCGTGACCTGAACTCTGCTGATGATGCAGCGATCTTCGGTGATGATTTCCGTGGTGGTGACTTCATCGACGTACTGCGTAACGCTTCAAGCGTAATGCAAGCTGGCGCAACAATGCTGACTGGTCTTTCTGGCGACGTTAAAATCCCTAAAAAGACTGCTGCTGCAACTGCTGCTTGGATTGCTTCTGAAGGCGGCGCGGCTGCTGAGAGCGAAATGACAGTCGGTCAGGTCTCTATGACCCCGAAAACTTTGGGCGCATTTACCGATGTGACCAGGCAATTACTGATCCAGTCATCCCTGGATGTCGAGGCTCTTATCCGTAACGACCTTACTTCTGCAATCGCCCTTACTATTGATAAGGCTGGTCTGGAAGGAGCAGGTACAAGCGGAGCGCCTACTGGCATCCTGAGTACTTCTGGTGTCAATACTGTTACTTCATTCGCTAACGCTAACCCAACTTTTGCGGAAGTTGTGAGCCTTGAAACTGCTATCGCAGAAGACAACGCTCTTATGGGTAACCTTGCATACATCCTCCCTGCGAGTATGTACGGCGCGTTGAAGACAACTGAGAAAGCCACTGGCACAGCTCAGTTCGTTGCAGACGGCACTACTATGAACGGATACCGCGCAATCGTTTCTAACCAAGCGACTGCTGGTAACCTGTACTTCGGTAACTTCTCTGACCTGTTGATCGGTATGTTCGGTGGCCTCGATATCGTGGTTGATCCTTACACAGCCTCTACAACTGGTACTATCCGGGTAGTTGCTTTGCAATCAGTAGACGTAGCAGTACGTCACGCTGTGAGCTTCGCCTTCGGTAACGACGGCGCGTAAGTAAGACTCTGAACTGGGGCGGGTTTAGGCTCGCCCCTTTTCTTAAGGAATATTTATGAAATACGAAGTGATTAAAGGCTGTGTCATCGACCGAGTAGCTCGGAAGAAAGGTGACATCGTAGAAGTAGTAGAAGGTGTAAGCGCATTGCTAGGCATGGGTCGTATTATCCCAGCTAGTGAGCCTGTGATTAAGGCTGACCGATCAGTGGGTCTTGAGACCTCGGTTGAGCAGCCAAAGCGTAGAGGAAGAACTGCTAAGTGACAGTAGAGACCGCAGCAGATAGAGCTTTCATGCTTGCTGATTTTGGCGTAGATGCAATCTTTGACACGCCAGATACCTCGCATAAGACCATTAAGGGCGTATTCGATAACGACTACGAAGCGGTTAATGCTGGCGGTACTATGGACTTTGCGATTACCAGACCACGGTTTTATTGCCGTTCGTCTGATGTATTAGATGTAGAAGAAGGTGACGACCTAGAGATAGAGAAAGTTTCCTACAAGATCAGGGTGGTAATGCCTGACGGTACTGGAATGACTGAGCTGATGCTGGAGAAGCAATGAGCCACGTTCGTAAGCTGATTCGTGATGATGTAGTAACGACCTTAACTGGTCTGGCTACTACTGGAACGAATATCTACAGGTCTCGCGTATATCCACTGGCTGCGAATAAACTGCCAGGAATAACCATATACACTAAGTCAGATGCTAGTGAATATGCGACAAATGTAAGACCTAGAACCATACTTCGCACTCTCACAGTAGTAGTGGAAGCGTATGTTCAGGCATTGTCGGACTATGACTCTCAGCTTGATACGATAGCAGTTGAGATTGAAGAAGCATTAGCCGCAGACGTTACTCGCGGTGGGTATGCTAAGGACACTCGAATAGTCGCTTTTGATGCAGAATACAGCGGAGACGGCGACCTCCCTGTGGCCTCGGCTGTGTTTACTATCGAGGTGTTGTATTCAACGCTTGAAAATGATGCGGAGACCGCAAAATGAAGCGATTAACAGTATATAATGGTGATGATAAAATCACTATTTGGGAAGATCAGCGCGATATAATGGCAGTCCGTGGCTGGCATGAAGAAACCCCAGCGGTTGAAGTGGTAGAAGTAATTGAAGAATTTATTAATGAGGATGAAGTCTAATGGCTACGCATACTGGTAACGAAGGTACAATTAAGGTCGGCGCTAATGCAGTAGCCGAGGTTCGCTCATACAGCATTGAAGAGTCTGGAGACACGGTAGAAGATACCGTAATGGGTGATACTTATCGCTCGTTTAAGCCTAGCCTTAAGTCTTGGACAGCAAGCGCAGATGTCTACATTGATGAAACTGACACAACTGGTCAGGGCGCATTGACAGTAGGCGCAGAGGTTACGCTGAACGTCTACTACGAAGGTGAAACTTCTGGCGACTCTTACAAGACAGGAACAGCGATTGTGACTGCTAACAGCCTCAACGCGACTACTGACGGTATGCTAGAAGGCTCTATCAGCCTCCAAGGTACTGGCGCACTCACTTCTTCTACGGTAGCTTAATATGAGCGTATTGGATAAGGCTAAAAAGCATTACACCAATATCATCAATCAAGCTCCTATCAAAGTAGAGGTTCCAGAGTGGGACACTACTCTATACGCCAAGCCATCGTTATCTCTCGCTAAGCTAGGAGAGATAATGGAGCTGTCAAATGACGGCAAAAGCGCGGAAGCGATGGTAATGACCATCATCTATCGGTTGATTGATGAAGAGGGTAATCCTGTTTTCCGTAAGGCAGAGAAAGCAGAGTTGATGCGTCAGGTAGACCCAGACGTACTCTCTCGGATCATTACTACCATCAGTGATGGCACGATGACTGATGAGGAAGTAACAAAAAACTAACGAACGACAATGATCTTTACTTCTGCTATATGCTTGCAGAGGTTCTGCATAAGACAGTCGCAGAAATTATGCAGATGACCGTTGTCGAGTACCAAGGTTGGCGCACATACTTCGAGATAAAAAATGGCAACAGAAAACGTTAAAATAGTTATCTCGGCGTTAGACAAAACACAGCGAGCATTCAAAGCTGTACGCTCTAACCTTTCAAAAGTTACCTCTGCTAGTGTTCAGATGGCGAAAGGAGTTGCAACTGCTACGGCGGCTGCAACTGCTGCCATTGGCGCTATGGGTTATGCCTTATCCAAGCAAGTCCAAAAGGTAGATGATCTAGCTAAGACTGCGAACAAGCTAGGCACTACTGTCGAAACCCTCCAACAACTCCAATACGCTGCTGATATAAGTGGCGTGTCTGCTAATACCCTGAATATGGCTATGCAGAGGCTCACTAGACGAGTCTCTGAGGCTTCTATGGGATTCGGTGAGGCGAAGGGCGCTCTTAAAGAACTCGGAATCAACGCAGCTCAGTTAAATAAGCTCCCTCTTGATAAGAAGATGGAAGTCTTGGCTGATGCGTTTGATGGCGTGGCTACTGATGGCGACCGGGTTAGATTAGCGATGAAGCTATTTGACTCTGAGGGTGTGGCGTTGGTGAACACGCTAAACCTTGGCTCTGATGGCTTGAGAGAGATGGCTGCTGAAGCGCAGAGTTTGGGTCTTTCTATTAGCCAAGTTGATGCTCAGCGTTTTGAGAAGATGCAGGATGATATAACCCGTATGAAGACTGCTGCGGGAGCTGCTGCGACTACCTTCACTACAGAGCTTCTGCCTGTTATAGAAGGTATCTTTACTGGGTTTGGTGATGCTGGATTTGGGGCTGATAATTTTCAAAAAGCAGCGATCAGCGCGGCTCATAAGGTTATTAAGGTCTACGGTTTCTTCTTAGACACACTACATAATTTAGAAATTGCCTATACAGTATTAAGGTCTGTCGGTTTAACCGCATCTGATGTAGTCATAAATACCTTGAATTCTGTAATGCAGAGTTTTATCTCTACTTATAATACTATTGCTGAATTCTTGAATATGCCTACCATTGATAACCCAATGGCTGAGTTTGCTACTGATGTTCGTGTAGCTGCTGCTGAGGCTAGAATTGCATTGCGTGAACTACGCGATGAGCCAATGCCTTCAGATAAGATTCAAGAATATCTTGATAACTATAAATCTGCTGCTGATGACATTGTTGATGCGAATGAAGAAATCATAGGTAGTGTACAAAAACTGACATTTTTCGAGAAAATGCGAGCGCTTGGTCAACAACATCAAGCTAAAATAGCTGAAGGCGAGATGACAGCTAAAATTGATGGCTTCGCAAAACAGACCGCAGCTATCGCAGAGCATTCAAAGAAAGGCTTTGCAATAGATAAGGGCGTCCGTATTGCTCAAGCGATCATGAATACCTATCAAGGAGCTACCTTGGCTCTAGCTAGTTATCCAGGCCCAGTTGGTATTGCGATGGCTGCGGCTACTGTTGCTGCGGGTATGGCGAATGTCGCTACTATCAAATCGCAGAAGTTCCAAGCCTCATACGAGGGCGGTGGCTTTACAGGCATGGGCGCTAGAGCTGGCGGTATAGACGGCAAGGGCGGTTTCCCTGCTATCCTCCATCCAAACGAGACGGTTGTAGACCACACTAAGGGTCAAGGTATGGCTACGAATGTGAATATAACCATTCAGGCTAATGACACGAAAGGCTTTGACGAACTGCTGTACAAGCGCAGAGGTCAACTGGTTAATATAATCAATCAGGCTATCAATAATCGCGGCAGGGCTTCACTAGCATGAGCGGAACATACCCAACATCGCCTGTATTCAATGCAGTGAACTTCACTAGCGAGTTCTTTAACCTCAGCAGCCAGACTATCTCTGGTCGCACTCAGGTCAGGAACATCGGTGGTCAGCGGTTTACGTTTACTGCGTCTTATCCTCGATTGAGCCGTTCTGAGTTTTCTCCGGTTCAGGGGTTCTTAATGGCGCAGCGTGGAATGGCTGAGATCTTCACTATCGTATTACCAGAGGTTTCTAGCTCCTCTGGGAGCGTCTCAGGGACGATGTTATCCTCTGCCGCTGGTAGCATAGGTGATACCTCAATTGCCGTAGACGGCTTTACAGGGACTCTGAAGGCTGGTGACGTATTTAAGTTCGCCAATCACAACAAGGTCTACATGGCTACAGCAGATCGCAGTGGTAGCGGAAGCCTGAGTTTCCAGCCAGCTCTTGTAGCGGCGGTGTCGGATAACGAGATTGTGACCTATGATGACGTACCGTTTACCGTACGCTTGAATAACGACGTTCAGGAATACTCAATAATGACTGATCTAACTTATACTTATGAAGTTGATTTCATTGAGGCTATATGACTCGTCAAATAGATGCAGCGACCATTGCGGCGCTTGCCAGCGACAACCTCAACATGGTTACGCTGTTACAGATCGATTTCGATACGCCTATCAAGGTGACCAACTGGGCGAGGAACGTCTCAGCTCTTAGTACGACCTTTCTAAGCAGCTCTGACTTGCTAGAGATAGACCAAGTATCAGAAAGCTCAGAACTCCAGATCAACTCTCTCAACTTGACCTTCTCAGGCGTTAGCCAGACATTCGTAGCTCTGTTTCTGACCAATGACTACATTGATGTCAGGACGCGAATCTGGACTGCCGTTCTTGATAACTCGGATGCCGTTATTGGCGAACCAATACTGCTCTTCGATGGTAGAATTACAGGATACGGAATCACTGATACAAATGATTCTAGTACGGTAGCGGTTGAGGTGGCGAGTCATTGGAAGGACTTTGACAAGACTAACGGTCGCAAGACTAACAGCAATACTCAGCAGCTTTATTTCGCTGGCGACAAGGGTTTTGACTTTGCCGCTGAGTCGGCTAAAGACATAAAGTGGGGTAAGAATTAGTGCCAGGTTTTCTTGCGTTAGTACCTTGGATTGTCGGCGCTCTAACCGCTGCTGTCGGTGTTGCTTCCTATACAGCCGCGAAGAAGGCTCAAAAAGCTGCAAAGCGACCCAATGACGAGCAGCGCGGCGTTCTAGTAAATAAAGAATCCAACGTAGAGCAAATCCCTGTGATCTACGGAACTCGTCGGGTAGGCGGCGTTCGCGTGTTTGTCGCTACAGAGGGTAAGATTGCTGACGATGGAACTTTTGAAGGCGAATGGAACGAGGCTACAGGGGAGTATGACGAACAGCTTCCTACTCCTACTAATGAGTATTTGTTCGTAGCTTTAGTCCTTTGCGAAGGCGAAATACAAGATATAACTGATATTCTGATCGATGATATTCCTGCGACCGATCCTAAGTACTCTGGCTTAATCAATATTAATGTCTATAAGGGCAGTGATAACCAGACTAATACCACGGACGACCTCGGCGCAGCGGATATATTACGCACTTCTAGCGGTGAATGGACATCCGACCACAGGTTGCGTGGTGTTGCGTATCTAGGTATGCGATTTAAGTGGGACGAGGAGGCGTTCTCAGGTATCCCTGAAGTCACTGCATTAGTCACTGGTAAGAAAGTCTATGACCCGCGCACAGCTACTACTGTTTGGTCTGATAACCCTGCTTTATGTATCAGGGACTATCTCACCAACGCTCGATACGGCAAAGGGATACCAACAAGCGCCATTGATGATGTGGCAATAGCGGCTGCGGCTAATGACTGCGATGAATCTGTCACGCTGTACGATGGTGGCGGTTCAGGCAAGTTATTTACCTGCAATGCCGTACTTGATACGTCTAAGAGCTTATTTGACAACCTAAACATCTTGCTACTTGGATGCCGTGGCTTCCTGCCATATTCCCAAGGCCAGTATCGTCTCAAGATAGATGGCTCACGCAACAGCGAGTTTACCTTCACCAATAATGAGATTATTGATGGCATAGTTATTACTGGTGAGAGTAAAGACGAGAAGCTGAACAGGGTATCGGTTAAATTCCCTAATCCAGATGCTAACTGGCAACCGGACACGGCCATCTGGCCTCCTGCTGGCTCTACAGAAGAGACCACATTCTTAGCTGAGGATGGCGGGGTTCTGCTACAGGAAGACATTGATCTTGATACGATTACGAACTATTACCAAGCAAGAGACTTAGCTAGGGTTCTGGTTCTGCGTTCACGCAACGCGCTTACCTGCTCGATCAAGACCACTTCTGAGGCGCTACAACTAGAGATTGCTGACGTAATCAGTATTACGCATTCGACTCCGGGTTGGGTTGCAAAGCCATTCCAAGTTACTCAGATGCAATTGAACGAGGATGGCACTGTCAGCCTTAACTTGCTTGAGTACGACTCCACTATCTACACATGGGAAGAAGGCACTGAACAGACTGCCTATCCAGACAGTAATCTTCCTAATCCATTTACGGTTGGCGTGGTGTCTAACATCACAGTCACCGAGACCACTACGCTAGGCTCTGACGGCACAGTCATACCTACTGGCCTGATCGAGTGGGATGCGTCCTACGACAAACTGGTGAACCAGTACGAGATACAGTACAAGCTGACCTCTGAGGCTGACACAGAGTTTAAAAGCATTGTAACTAGCGTTCCTAAGTACGAGTTCTACAATGCAGAAGTAGGCATAAGTGTTACGATTCGTATCAGGGCGATCAACTCGCTCAACGTAAAGGGCGCGTTTACTTCTACTACGTTTACGGTTAATGGCGATCAGGCAGCTCCTAATGCGCCCACAGGTCTAGTAGCAACCGCTGGCATCAAAAACATAAGACTAGACTGGACGAACCCTTCGGCAACAGACCTTAAGATTATTGATGTTTACAGGCATACATCGAACAGCTCTGGGTCTGCCTCCAAGATCGCTAGTATCAACGGTGAGTCGTTTGTAGATCAGAACATCACTGACGGCATTACTTATTACTACTGGCTAAAGGCTGCGGATTATAGCGAGAACGTGTCTGGCTTTTCTGGGGTAGCTTCAGCTTCTGCGACTCTTGTTACTTCGGAAGGCATTGTAGACGGCGCTATTGATGTGGCAAAGTTTGCTGCTGGTCTTGAGCCTGTGACTCTGGTCACATCATTACCCGTAGTTCAGTCTACAGAGACTGTCTATAACACGACAGACAATCTTTTATACAGGTGGAATGGCTCAGAGTACGTCTCAGTTCAAGGCGCTACTGATTTCTCTGAGCTAACAGGCACTATCAATACTGCTCAAATTGCTGATGCTGCTATCACGGCAATTAAGTTAGGCAATGCTGCGGTTACAGCGGCTAAATTAGCTAGTTCATCTGTCACTGAGGCGGCAATTAGCGCCAGCTCTATCACTGCTACAAAGATATCTGACGGGGCAATTCAGACAGCCAAATTAGCCGCAGGAGCGGTTACAGCCGCGAAGATAACATCTGGTACTATTACAGCGACTCAAATAGCGGGTAACACTATAACCGCATCTCAAATAGCAGCAGGAGCAATATCAGCAACGGAGATCGCAGCGGGCGCGATTACTACCGCCAAATTAGCCGCTCTAGCGATTACAGCGGATAAGATAGCCGCTAACACCATTACAGCCGCAAAGATCGCCACAGGCACAATCACGGCTAACGAGATACTAGCGAATACAATAACCGCAGGACAGATTGCGACAGGAGCTATAACAGCAGACGAAATAGCGGCGAACGCAGTAACTGTTGGGAAAATGGCTGCTAGCTCTGCAACTATAGCCACAGGTTTCAGGTTTGGTCTTGGTGGTGGCGTTACGATCAGCGGAACGACTGCGGCTGGAGTTTTTGAGTCTACTAGCGCGTCAGCGGGGGTTG